GCTTCTGTTATGGGAGAAGAAAACGTAAGAGCTGCACAGGATTTCAAAGGAATGTCTTTGTTAAGACTTGCCGAAGAATCTTTGGTAAGATCAGGGCTTAACGTTCGTGGTTTATCACCAAGAGAAATCGCAAAAGGTGCTTTAGGCGCTAAAATTCGTGGAGCGCATCACACAAGTGATTTTCCATTGTTATTGGTAGATTCGTTTACAAGAACATTGAGAGCGCAATACGCATTGTATCCTAGAACATTCGAGGCATGGGCTAGACGTTCAACTATGCCAGATTTTAGAGAAATTACAAGAGTTCAGTTATCTGGATTGATTGGAAATTTTGATGAAGTTCAAGAATTAGGAGAATACAAAGCCGGTACGCTTTCGGAAGCTTCAGAAAAATACAAACTTGCTAAATTTGGTAAAATTGTAGGTATTTCTTGGGAAGCAATCATCAATGATGATTTGAGCGCATTCACAAGAATTCCTCAAGCATTCGCAATGAAAGCGGCTCAAAAACAATCTGACTTGGTTTACGGAATACTTACAGGGAATCCAACAATGGGAGATACAATCGCATTGTGGAATGTGGCGACTCATAAAAATTACACCTCAACTGGTACTGCATTGTCAGAAACTAGTTTGGACGTAGCTTACCAACTGTTTAGAACTCAAAAATCAATTGAAGGCGACTTCTTGAATTTGGCTCCTAAATTTTTGATTGTTGGACCAAAAAATGAATTGATCGCAAGAAAATTGACCTCAACAAATTACACTCCAGCAAAACAGTCCGATATTTCGGTAGCTGCAATTACTGGTTTGCAATTAATTGTTGAACCACGTATAACTGATTATTCTTGGTTCTTGGTCGCAGACCCTGCAATGATTGACACCGTGGAATATTCTTTCTTGGATGGAGAAGAAGAACTTTTCATTGAACAAAAAGAAGGGTTTGACGTTGATGCTTTACAAATCAAAGCCAGAATGGTTTTTGGAACTAAAGCGATCGATTGGAGAGGAATGTACAAAAATGCAGGTGCTGCACCAGCGTAGTAAAATAAATTCGGGGCGGTTTCATTATCGCCCCTGATTTTTGAAACAACGATTAATTTCTAAAAAATATAAAATGAAAAATTACATTCAAAAAGGATCGGTTATAGAAGTGGTTGCCGCTGGTGCAATTGTTTCTGGCTCAATCGTAACGGTTGGTGCTACCGCTGGTATCGCTGCTGGAACCTATGAAACTGGAGACGTTGCAATTGTAAATCTTGACGGTGTTTATGCTGTTGCGAAAGACGCTTCTGTTTTTGCACAAGGAGCAAAAGTATACATAGCTGCTGGAGTTGCGACCTCAACTGTTTCAACCAACGTTTTTCTTGGATATGCTCATTCAGCAGCATTGACAGGAGATGCGACTGTAAACGTTCTTTTAGCAAGATAAATGAATATATTTGACTCACTTAAAAAACAGGCGTTCGACGTTGTGACTGACGTTATGGGGTACAATTGCACGTGGTTAAGTGAGTCAAATACATTTACGGCTAGAGTTGGTTACAAAGACCCTAGCGAAAAACAAGAACTTTCAGGAATAGATTCTTGGAATCCAGACGAACCATTTATGGAATATCGAATTGGATTCTTTGAAAATTTGAAAACAAGAGTTGACACAGGAAATCTGGAACACGTGACAATTGAAGGTATTGGATACTTTGCAGTTGTTGAGGTTAAAACAAAATATGACGGTGAAACATTTATAGCAAGATTGAGACACGCAATACCATAGAAATCATTACTCAATAAAATGAATTACGAAACTTTAGAGACCGAAATCGTGGCAAGATTAACGCCGTTTTTAACGGTTGGAATCGCAGTCGAAAAACTTCCTGAATTGGAGGCAGACCGAAGCAAGCCATTGCCTACAAAAGCGAGGTTTACCGTAATTTACGCAGGTTCAGAGTATGGAAGTTCATTGAGTACTGCTCAAATTTCGCAAGAAGAAAAGATTTTTATTCAAATCTTGATCGAAAGTACATTTTTGCGTGGAACCTTGGGAGTTTATAATTTAGCTAGTGTTTTGAAAAGAGCTCTTACAGGATTCAGACCTTCAGGATGCAGGCGAATTCAAGTTACAAAACACCACACTATTGGAGGCGAGAATGCTGAAAAAATCAACAATCAATGGAATTACAATGTGATATTTCAAACTACTGCATTGCACGTTGAAGATTTCGAAGAGGATTTGACGCTTATTTTACAAAAAATTACCCTTGTTGACCAGCCAGACGGCGAAATAAATATAATTGAAATAATTTAATTAATTAATAATATATGGCAGCTAACTATTTACATGGTGTCGAAACCATAGAAATTGACCAAGGCGCACGACCTGTTCAGGTAGTGAAGTCTTCGGTTATTGCGCTCGTTGGGCTTGCTCCAATTGGCACAAAAAATGAGCCTATTTTGGTTTTGTCGCCAAATGATGCTGTTCAATTCGGACAACAATTGCCAGGATTCACGATTCCGCAAGCGTTGGACGCTATTTTTAAACAAGGACCAGCAACGGTAATTGTTGTAAACACGTTCGATTCTGTAACGAACACCGAGCAAATCACACTCGAATCCCATACAATTGTAGGCGGTAAGTTAAAATTGTCCGCCGCTCCGATTGGAGCTGTAACGGTGTTTTTAACCGACGGTACGACTCCGTTTACAGGGGTTGCTGGAACAGATTATAATATTGATGCTTTCGGTAACTTCACGGCTTTGTCCGCTGTTGCTGCTGAAAACTTAGTATTGAAATTCACGTTCAAAATCTTTGATTCAGGAACCGTGACTTCTGCTCAAATGATCGGGACAAACGTTTCGGGCGTTCGTACAGGTTCAAAGTGTTTAGAATTGGTATTTAATACTTTCGGATTCACTCCGAAAATATTAATCTCGCCAGTTTATATCGAATTAGTAGCTGTCGCAACTGAATGGATTGCATTAGCTGAAAAATACCGTGCTATCGCATTGATTGATGCTCCTGTGACAACTACAGTATCTCAGGCTATTGCAGGACGTGGGCCAGCAAGTACAATAAATTTCAAAACATCAAGCTACAGAGCATATTTATTATGCCCTCACTTGAAAGTTTACGATGCTGATTCGGATTCGAACCTTAATGCTCCATACTCTCAGTTTATGGCAGGAGTTATGGCAAACGTAGATTTGAATGAAGGATACTGGGTATCACCTTCAAATCATGCAATTCAGGGAATAGTAGGTACTGAATATGTTGTAACTGCTTCGGTTAATGATGCTTCTACAGAGGCAAATTTATTGAACGAAAAAGGAATTACAACTACTTTCACAGGTTACGGAACAGGAACAAGAACTTGGGGTAACCGTTCGGCTGCATTTCCAACGAATACTGATCCTAAAAACTTTATTCCAATTCGTAGAATTGCTGATATTGTTCACGAATCATTAGAGCAGGCTATGTTGCCGTTTATTGACAAACCGATTAATCAAGCGACAATAGACGCTATTAGAGATACTGGAAACGGTTTTTTCAGAACGTTAATTGGTCGTGGAGCTGTTTTATCGGGTTCAAAATGTACTTATTCTGCTGATAACACAGCAGAGGAATTGGCACTTGGTCATGTTGTTTTTGATTTGACATTTATGGGACCAACTCCAGCAGAAAGAATCACGTTCAAATCATATTTGGATATTAATTTATTAACTCAAATAGTCTAACAAATGCCACAAATACAAGTAAATAGACTGACCAATGCCAACGTTTACGTTGATGGTCAGTCACAGCTTGGAAAAGCTGAAGAGGTGAATTTACCAGATATTACATTTATGCTTTCCGAGCATAAGGCACTTGGTATGATTGGTAAATTTGAATTGTTTTCCGGAATTGACAAATTGGAGGCAACGATAAAATGGAATGCGTTTTACGCCGATGTTTTAAAGAAGTTTGCTGACCCAAGAAAAGCAATGAAATTGCAAATTCGTAGTTCCTTAGAAACTCACGATTCCAACGGATTGGTTGCAGAAGTTCCGTGTGTTGCGTATTTGACCGTACAGTCAAAAAACTTCCCTGCTGGAAATTACAAGCAACACGACAACGTTGAGGCAACTTCGAAATTGACATGTACAGCTTACAAACTTGAAATAGATGGACAAGAAGTAATCGACTACGATGCTTTAGCAAATATCTATTCAGTCGATGGCGTAGATATATTCGCTACTTACAGAGCGAACATAGGAGGTTAGTTAATTTAAAAGAAAGGAGATTAAAACTCGCTATTAATTTAGCGAGTTTTTTTTATAAATGTTAAAGAAATGTTAAATTTTTGATTTATAGTACTAAATCAAAATAAGCACCATATATTTGTACAAGAGTTAAGGAAGTGATTTACACAGCAAACTTTAAAAATTAGAAACTATGACAACTTATTCAATAATCAAAAGAGTTTACGGAGAGGAAATTAACCAATTAAATATTAAAACCTATTCAACTAAAGAAGATGCTACAAACGCAGGAAATTCTTGGTTGAGAGATTGCACAATTCACGCAGAAATTCGTAAGGGAAGAAATTTTGAAGTAATAGAAAATACCGGAAATTCTTTTAAATTCACAGGCATTGCTAAATCTAACTAAATGGCACAAATATTAAAACCCAACCGCTCCGATAATAGGGGCGGTAAACGTGAGAACGCAGGCGCAAAGCCAAAGGGAAATGTGCAATATAAAAGAAATATTCCAGAATCGTTTATTGTAAAAATGGATGAATTTTTAAAAAAATTAAAAACTAGCGAATAATTTTACTATATTTGCTCATGTAAATCGCTAGTAGGTAGCAATTGGATTTGGGGAAATCTTAAAAACCGATATATTTTATGTATATCGGTTTTTTTTATTATATTTACGTTTTAAAATTAATCTAAAACTTATCAAAAATGGAAGGAAAAACAGATCAAGAAATTAGCAGTGAACAGTATGTTGGCCAAATGAATTTAATTATTGAATATTTGGAAAATAATATTGAGTACATGGAAAAAGAAATTGAAATCAAACAACGAATGTTGCAAACAGATAAAGATTCTTTAATTCACGAAAAACAAGCTTTGAAAAATTACTTATCAAAATCAAAATAATCATGTCAGAAAAAAAAACATTACCATCAAAAAACCCAAATGCGGTTAGCGCAGAAGAAAGAAACATTTATCAAGAATTCGATTTACCGAGTGGTAAAAAATGCGTAATAAAACGCTTTAAAGGAAAGCACGTACAGCAGGCACAGCGCCTTATGAACTCAGACGGTTCAGATATGGCAGAATGCTTAGCTTCAATCCTTGTAGAAATCGACGGAAAAGCCGTTTTTAAAGACGAATTTGAAGAAATGGACGGTGTGGATTTCTTGAAAATTATGACCCCGATTAACCAGCT